AATGCGGCGGAGGTCTTGGCGTTTGACAATGTCTACCCGGACATCTACTCCTCGGTTGGCACACCCGGCACGACGCCCACGGCGACGCTGACGTACCTGCAAGCCGGGGTGAAACTCACGGACCTCTCGACACCGCTGCTCGGGCGCGTGGCGATGCTCGACCCGCTGGCGATGAGCACGTTGGCCGATACGACCACCAGCTTGTTCAACCCCAGTGCGGTGATTGCGGAAAACTACACCGAGGGACAGTTCGGGCGGAAGCAGTTGGGCGTGGACGGGTGGTATCAGGACCCCGTGCGACCGACGCACACGACCGGGACGTTCACGGCCTCGACGCCGCTCGTTGACGGCGCGGACCAGACCGGGAGCACGATTGCGACCGATGGCTGGGCGTCCGGCGCGGCGAGCTTGAAAAAGGGCGACATCTTCACCATCGCGGATGTCAACAGCGTCAACCCGCTGTCGTACTCGTCCTCGGGACGGTTGCAGCAGTTTGTCGTGACGGCGGACACGTCGGATGTGTCCGGCGATATGGCGACGCTGCCGATTGCGCCGTCGATTATCACCTCGGGCGCGTTGCAGACCGTCTCGGCCTCGCCGGCCAACAACGCGGTCATCACGGTCCTCGGGGCCACGTCGGCGGCGGGGGGCACGTTGGCGACCACCGCGAGTCCGCAGTCGTTTGTCTACCATCCCGACGCCTTCGCGTTCGTCATGGCGGACTTGATGAAGCCGGGCGCGGGCGCGGAGAGCACGACCGTGCGGTCGAAGTCGCTCGGGTTTTCAATTCGGATGGTCGAGCAGTACCAGATTGGGACAGACCAGAATCCGTCCCGGCTGGACATTCTCATCGGCGCGACCACGATACAAGCGCGCCTCGCGGCGCGGGTTTGGGGCTAAGTCATGGCATTGGCAACAACGACACTCAGCTCTGCCGTGGCGGTCACGGACAGCGAAATCGTCGTGGCGTCGGCCACGTCGGTGGCGGCGGGACGCATCGTGCTCGTGGATGGCGAGTTCATGCAAGTGCTCCAGAGTTACGTCAGCGGGACGACCGTCGGCGTGACGCGGGGGCAGAATGGCACGGTCACGGCGGCGCACGTCGCCTCGGCCAATGTCACGCACGGGGCGGCGGCGGACTTCACCGTCGCGGCGCCGGGCACGGCCAACCTGCGGCCGGGCTTGATTGCGTTCACCACGACCAGCTACTCGGCGGCGGGCGCGGTGAGCTTCGGGGCGGCGCAGTGGACGACGGCGGTCATCAACGGCACGAGCGCCCTTGCGATGACGCTGGCAAACCCGGACAGTAGTCAGGACGGGATTTACCTGAATATCGTCGGGAATGGGAAGGCCGCGCACACCGTCACCTACACCGCAGGGTTGGGCGATGCGGGCTCGGGCTACGACGTCGGCACGTTTGACGGCTCGGGGCAGTGCTCGATGTTGTTGGTGGCGGCCAACTCCATCTGGGTGCCGTGCCCGTCACCGTTCAGCGGCACGTTGTCCGCGATTGACGTCGCCATCGCGTAAGGCGGCGACCTTGGGGGGCGGGGTCATCGGCCTCGCCCCCGTTTTTCATGGAGAGATGTATGGGAATTGCCTACAACCCCGACTCGGCCTATGCGCGTGAGATAGACCGATGGAATGCGCCCAAGCGCGAGGGGGGCTTCAACGCCAACGGGTTTGAGCCGTTTCCGGCCATGCTCTACAAGGCGTTTGCGCGAGAAAACGGCAAGGTCGAGTGTGGCGACCCGCGCACGGCGGCGGGGGAAGCGCAGGCCGAGACGTTTGCGCGCAAATGCCAGCTCACCGTCCGCGACCAGGAGGGGATGGACAAGGCGCACAAGGCGGGCTGGTCCGATACGCCGGATGCGGCGCTGGTGCGGTACGAGACGGACCAGGTCGCCGTCGCCACGGCCACGGCCGAGCGGCATTTTAGTGACCAACGGCTGAGTCCCCAGGCTCGCGACGAGGCGCAGTCGGCGGATGCCGAGACGCATGAGCAGGTGCCGGACGTCCCGGTGCGCCGGAAGCGTGGGCGGCCGGCGAAAAAGGCGGTGAGCAGTGCCACAGGTAAATAAAACCTACAACCGTGCGGCGGCCATTGCCAAGTCGGACACTGTTAATTTCGACGGGTCCACCTATAGCGCGAGCCCGACGACCAAGGCGATTCCCGCCGAGGCGGTCTATTGTGGGGGCGCGGGCGTGGTGGCGGCGATTTTTCCTGACGGCAACGTGGAGAACTTCACGGTGACGGCGGGACAGACCTTGCCGCTCCAACTCATTCGGGTCAATAGCACGAATACGACGGCCAGTCTCATGGTGGCGCTCTACGAGGACTAGCCGTGACGGTGCAGGAGCTTATCACTGCGTCCCTGCAAGACCTGCGGGTGATTCAGACCGGCCAGGTCGCGAGTGCGGACGATACGGCGCTCGGCCTGTCACGCCTCAACGACTGGATTAACGCCCTCGCCACCGAAGACCTGACGGTCTACACGGTGCTGCGGACGACCTGGACGCTCTCGTCGGCCGCGTCGTACACCATTGGCGCGGGCGCCACCGTGGACGTCGCACGCCCGACCGGCCCGATGGCGGTTGAGGATATCGGGTTTCAGGACACCAGCGTCAGTCCGACCATCGAGTATTCGCTCGGCCCCGTCTTGACCGTCGGTGCGTTTGCCAACATCGCCCAGAAGGCGTTGACGAGCGTGTATCCGCAAAATTGGTACTACGACCCGACCTATACCTCGGGCTTCGGGACGCTCTATCCGTATCCGGTCCCGACCAGCACGACGCTTGAGGGGGTCATTTACACGCAGAGCCCGGTGGCGGAGTTTAGCGCCCTCACCGACACCATTGCCCTCCCGCCGGGATATCGGCGGTTTCTCCGCACGGGGCTCTCGATGGAGTTGTCGTCGGCGTTTGATGCGGGCCTGACCCCCGCGCTGCAACTGGCGGCGATGGAGAGCAAGTCGGATGTCAAGCGGGCGAATATGCGGCTGCGGGACCTGGGGTGCGGCACGGCCGGCGTCCTTTTCGGGGCGGCGGGCAATATCTACAACATCTATTCGGATACCTGATGCGCTATCCCGGCTTTATTTCGGGGTCGTATGAGCTGCAAAGTCCGATTGCGGACCTGGAGCGCACGGTCAACTGGTATCCCGAGCAGATTACGAGCGCGGCGGTGCCGTGGGGCGCGGCGCTCTTTCCGACACCGGGGCAAGATGCGTTTCTGACGGTCGGGACGGTCAATACCCGCGCCCTGTTTTCGATGGCGGGCCGGGTCCATGCCGTCGTGGGGGGGACGCTGTACGAGGTGTTTGCCGGCGCGACGGCGACGAGCCGCGGCACGATGTTGCAGGACCCCAACCCGGCCAGCATTGCCAGTAACGGCGATGCGGGAAACGAGCTGCTCATTGCGTCGGGGACGAATGGCTATCTGCTCAACCTGAGCACCAACGGCGTGTCCACCGTGTTGACCGGCGACTGCGTCCAGGTGGGGATGCTCGACGGTTATTTTCTGGCCTTCGATACGGCGACCTCCACGTTTCGGATTTCGGACCTCAACGACGGCACGACCTGGGACGCCACGCAGTACGCGCAGCGGTCGATTGCCGCTGACCCGTGGCGGGCGATGGTGGTGGACGGCAGCCGGCAGATTTGGCTCATCGGAGAGCAGACGGGAGAAGTGTGGTATGACTCGGCGGCATCGCCTTTTCCCTTTGAGCCCGTGCCGGGCGCGGTCTTTGGCTACGGGACGCCCGCGCCGTGGACGGTGAAGCTCGTGGGGTCCATGATGTGCTGGCTCTCCCAGACCGCCGATGGTGCCGGCATTGTCGTGGGCGCGCAGGGGCTCATCCCCGAGCGTATCAGCACCAATGCGGTGGAGACGGCGATTGCCGGGTATGTCCGCACCTCGAAGATTACCGATGCCGAGGCGCTCGTCTACGAGATGGAGGGGCATACCTTTTATGTGCTCTCGTTTCCGGCGGCCAATGCTACCTGGGCCTTTGACCTGACGACCGGCCTCTGGCACGAGCGGGGGATGTGGGATTCGGCGGCCGGGGATTACGACCTCTGGACGCCCCGCGTC